ACTGGACCGTCAAAGGTAGAAATAGCCATGATAACTCCGCGTAGTAGCGCATCCCCATACCGTCTCTACTAAGTCTGCTAGGCCAGTCGGTATGAGTTAAATCCTAGTAACTGGTTTGTATCAGTTATTGGGGTGGGAGTCAATTAGCTTGTTGGACTTTAAGAGGTTTTCTTGTCTTGGTATTACGCGCAGATTCCATGGCACATGCAAGCCGCAAACGACCTCAGAGCGCAGCGGAATGATATGGTCAACAACATACTGCTCCCCCGTGGTTTTAGTCATCGTAATAGCAATTTTGTACAGCTCTCTTATCTGTCCTTTCTGTTCCCTAGTAAGCCAAAGTGGGGTAGCCTCCCTATGCTTGCGCCTGCGTGCTTTTGTGTCAGCTCTTACCCAAACCGTGTTCCGTTCTTTCCATGCCTTTTGGTAAACACGCTTTACCTCCAAAGGCCTTGTTGCAGCCGCTTGAATTACTTGCTCTTTGTGCGCCTCATACCATGCGTTCTTCCGATCTTTAACATCTTCCCGTTTGTTGTACGTTTTAAAGTAATCAACACGTTTTTCTGCTGCTTGCTGCCATTCAACTTTTAAGCATTCAACACAAGAGCCTTTTGTCTTGCGTGGTGCTATGTGGCCATACTTGCATGGCTCGCCTGTGAAGTAATACCTTGCTCCCGAGTCTTGGGCTTCCTTGCGTGTTTTTGGTAACTGTGCGGTATTCATTTCTTCTCCTGTGACTTAGTAACAGGTAATGTACCACACTTTCATTAGAAAACAAAAAACCCCGCCGAAGCGGGGCTCTCTGTGCTAAGTGCTTGATTTACATCAAGCTCCTTGCGAACCGAAAATGCCGAGTGGGTCGGATACTCCAAAACTGTAACGCTCTCTCGCCTTGTAACGCACGTTACCGGTATCAAAGTCTCCATCCATTCCAGTCTGCATAGGCGTACGCACAAAGTGCTTTAGCCCGTTTGGAACGTCAGTGGTGAGGAACCAGCCGTTGGTATCGGTCAACCAGTGGTTGATCGTATAGCCCTCGGGGATCGAACCGTTATTCTTCAGCGCGTTGATATCGTTGTTGTTGGTGCCGACACGGAGTTCGGTTTCCAACAGACGGGTTGCAACGAACTGAAGGTTAGAAGGAACGATCAACTTGCGTGGTTTTGCTGCAATCAACAGGCCACGTTCATCGGTCCACGCTGCGATTTGAATCACTGCGTTTTCCAACGAAGTTTCATTCAAGTCAGCTTGGGTAGAAGGCGTGTTGCTGTTAACGCCACCAGACACCAGTGGGTGAGAAGTGGAGAACAAAGGCTGGCCGTCACCGTAAGTGACAGTAGATGCCCATCCGTTGTTCAATACTGCCGCCGCTTTCACTTGCTTCGTATAGCTCATGGCGCGAGCAAGCGCCTTGGTATAGCGAGAGCTGAGCGAATCGTACAGGTTGTCTTCGATTGCCTCTTCGGTAATCGAAAAGCCCATAGCGATGGTCTCGTGCGTATAGCGAGCAGTCCAAGCTTCCTGCCCATTGTCATAAGCAATTGCAGAGCCTTCGTTCTTGACTGGTGCAGCCGAGAATCCAGACAGCTTGGTTTCCTCTTCAAATGAGCGCTCGGAGGTCTCCGTTTCGTAGATCTCTTTGTGCTCTTCGCCGTAGCGAGCATACTCCAAACCGAACAGGGCGTTCAGGCCGGGGAGCAGCTCTTTCAGTAGTTGTGCGCGTGAAATAGCCATTTAATTTCCCCTTACAGTCCGGTCGGGTTGTAGTAAGCATGTCCACCCAAGAATGTCGAACCGCTAATGCTAGGCATATTGAATTTGACAATAGCTTCCGGGAAGTAGACGGTGCCACTATAGGTAAATGCCGTATCCGGCACCAAATCAACGATACGAATTGGCAACGAATCCGTTACGTTGGCGGAACTTAACAGAATGCCTTGTTGAGAATCGTTCGTCGTCGTATTGAGAGTGTTAGCCACCAATGCGACGTTGTTGTTGATGTTGGTGTATTGCAAACCAGAAGTTGTGGAAACAACTGTGGTTCCGGTAACAACAGCAACCTGGAACAACTGATCAGGGTCTTCGCATACATAAGCGTAGATAAAGGTGTTTGCCTTTACCGAAGTTCCGCTAATCCATGCCTGCGACCATGTTGGTTGGCCAGTAACAGACGAAACAAACTGACATCCTAGAAAGACGCCAGCAAAGCCTGTTGCAGGAGCTGTGGTCGTCGATGTCGATACTTCGATGGTTCCGTCTGATGCAAAAATGACGGGATCACCATACCCAATGCTTGCCGCACTGGATGCGATACGACGTTGACGAGTAGCACCGGCAAAGACCTGACCACCGATCAAATTGATCGGCTTTAGCCCATAGGGCTTGTCGATAGTCGGGTAAGCCATTTGATTACTCCAAGATTAAGTTATCTCTTACCGAATCGGACCTCGGTACGTCTGTCATTAAACAGCGGCATACGTGGGTCGTTTTCGCGCATGAAATTACTGTCCACACTCGCCATCCAATCGTTGGCCTGCTTCTGGTAAAAACCATTACGCTGATCAACCATTTCAATAGGAGCACGGCACAGCATCAAACCACCAATCTCAATATTTCCGGTTTGAGGCCCGGTTGCGAGCAAAGCTCGGGCTACTTCTGGATAGTCTTCCCACTTGCATGGTTCAAAACCATCCTGATGGCGGGTGGCCACATTCCTTGCATCCGTCTGTCCTAATACTGACGTACGTACCCAACGATGTTTCCAGCCATCACGCGGCAGAGGGTCGGGTAATGAGCTAGGCGGCTTCCACTGTCTAGGACGTTCCGTGTTTTCACGGCTCTGCACTTCACGGGATTCGCGGCTCATAACTTTCCTTCCATCCGTAGTTTTGCCAGTTGTTTGGCGTATTCCTGAATTGGCACACCAAGGCGTTTAGCCGTGTTGGCCTCAGACTGCGTAAGCTTCAATTTTTTAGGTGGCGAGCTACGTGATGCCGGGGCAACCACCGATGCAGACCTTCTGTAAGTATCTTGGCCGGCCTGTTTGCCAAAATACTCTGGGAATTTTTCCCTCATGCGAGAGTTAATCCTCTCGTAATACTCTTCAGTCGCTGCATATTGATCGCCATGATCCCGCGTTAATTTCTTATGCAGGCCCATCGCAAAATATGTCATCTCATCATCTACCCCAGGAGCACCAGACTGTCCAAACCATGGGTTTTCGTTTTTCCAGCGCTCTGCTTTGGTATCGATGTACTGATGCGGTTGATTATATGCCTGATTATCAACGGGTTGCAACTGCTCTTGCTGAACCGGCTTGAACTGCTTGACTTTCTCAGACTTAATAACGGCCTTACTAAACTCCTCTTGTGCCGTTGCAATCTTGTCTGCGTCGCCCGTATAAAGCGCTTCTTTATACTTTCGCTTCGCCTCATCTAACTCTTTTTCAGAAGCAACCTGCATCGTCTTGATTAAGGTTGTCTCTCCTGTATTGAGCTTCTCTTTGAGCTTGTTGTTCTCATCTGCAATTTGCTTTGCATAAGCAATAGCAGCCTCTCGCTCCCTAATCGCCTCCTCTTTAGCCCTGCGCTCGTCATGCCTGGAGTGCGTGAGCTGCATGATCCTCTTCTTGACACCCTCCGAATACTGGCTAATCTCGTCTTCAGGGATGTCGGTCGGATCCTTGTTTAACTTGTTAATACCTTGGTCAGCGACCGGCGTGTCATTCTCAATCTCTACTTCGACATTGTCGCCTTCAACTTCCACTTCAATATTGTCATTCTCTGCTGCCATAACTACTCCTTTATGCGCGGCTGTAACCGCGTGGATCTTCAACAACACCTTCTATCGTGTCATCGTTGATTAAGCGGAACTCTCGTCCGTGGATTTTGAAACGCGTGCCTGAATAAGCACGTACTAATACAAAGTCACCTTCCTTGCACCATGGACCCGTCGGAAACTTTGCTGCGTCCTTGTAGCAATCCGGTCCTTGTTTAATAACAAATAAAACAACGGTGCTGAACTCTTCCAACTTCGCTAATGAGTCCGGTTTAAATAAACCATTGGTAAATTTATCTTCTACCTCTGGTAATGCGCAGAGCATCCTGTATCCAGTTGGATTCGGAAGTTGCGTTGCCTGCTCTTCAGCAGTTACTGCTTCTGACATATCAGTCATCGTATTCCTTCATACGGTTTGCAAGGTCTTGGTTAATACGTTTAGCGATCAAGAGACCTTGAATCTGACCGCAAACGAACTTGTAATCCTCAAAGGTTTTCATACTCCCTTGAGCCAATTGTTCTTCCGCATACCTAATCTGTTTATTTATTTCCAGATCCAGTGCTTCGTGGAATTCCATCTCTACCTCTTTGTATTTCAGCAGCCTTGTCAATCATTTTGACTTGGTTGTTTTGGTTGTTAATTCGCTCGTTGGATTTAATACGCTCCTGCTCAAGCATGACCTTTTGCTGCTGAGCCTGCTGCTTTAATTGCAATTCAGCAGCATCCATCGCCGCCTCACGCTGCTCTCTTTGCTGTTTTAGTTGCAATTCAGCTTGCTGCATCTGCACAACCGGGTCTTGCTGAGCTTGTGCATTCTGCTGTTGCTGTGCCATCTGTGTGTTTTGTTGTAACAATTGCTGCGCCGCTTGGGCCGCCAATCGTGACAACTGGACCTCAAAATCCTCTGGCAGTGATGTATTTGGCGCAGGTAATGGTGCGCCTAACTGCTCTTCTATCTTGCGACGATATAAGAATGCTAGGTGCTCATTAATATGAGCCTGGGAGGCAGCCATCATTTGACCAGCCATGGGGTTTTGTTGCATTTGCTGCCTTAATAACGGGTCATTTAATGCAGCTTGATGCACAGCAATATGCGCTTCGTGGTCCTGATATATAAATGCTTTAACAGGTTTCATAACCAATATATCCATATTCTCTGAAATTGGATCTCTTGGGTCCTGTTCTTTTGCAACTGGTATTAACTTTTCAATATCTTTAATACCCAATACACCAAGCATACGTTTATGTAGCTCAGGCATATCATATATTTGTGGAGATTGCGCAGCTAATTGCAATACTGCTTGATACTGTGTAACTCTTTGGGCTAACGTTGTAGCATTTGGATCAGATACAGGTATTACTTCCACCGTATCATAATCGGCTTGTTTAGCTGCACGTCCTAATGGAGAATCAACGTCATAATTGTAGTCAGTCGGTAGATAATCTCTAATAATCGACGCTAATAATTTAAATTCCTGGCGCATTGAATAATGCAAACGCGCCTGCACCGCTGACATAACCTTTAATGTGCGTTCTAATACCGCTAACGTCGTACCAACTGGGGTATTTGCGGATAAATCGCTGATTTGCATGTCTGCCGTCGCGGCAAAACGTCTTCCTTCCTCAACAATCGTACCTAAAAGGCTATATAAAACCTGGCTTGGCTCTTTATAGGGCAGCGGTAGGATGTTATCCCTGATAGAACCTGACGGAACGTCTACATCACGGAACTCTCCAGGTGCGATTGGTGTGTCGTCACCCTTAACTCGAAGCCCGCGGGACTTCAAACCACCAGGTAGGTTCGATAACGTACCCGCATCCACCAACTGGCGGATCAAAGACGTACCTGATTTAGCAAAACCACCGACCAAATGGATCAAACCAAACCCATAAAACCCGAATCCGGGTATATAGGTGTAGTGCGTATAGTGCATCCGCTTCAATTTCAGCGGGTCTTCCTCGTACCAGTTCCTTCTAATGGCCAAAATCTCACTGGTACTCTTATCAATAGTCACAATGTAAGGCAATGCTATACCTGTTGGACCATCTTTATCGCTATCTTCAAAGCCTGGCAGGTCCAAATCCACGCACATTTCAAGAATTCGGTAGCGATCGTCCATGGTCGCGGACAATCCCTGCTCCTCTGCCTTGCGTTTTTCAATATCATCAAGGACCGTCGATGGCTCTCCAAGGTCTACATCACGCCATAACCCTGCGTGCTGCAACTTTCTGACCTCATTTTTGGTCTTTCTCATGATCTGTGTGATACGTGGCGATGATCTAAGATCACTCGCGCCATATGGCACAACAATATCCTCGGCCGGGACAAACATCGACACCTGCCGACCTAAAGCAGGATCGTAATAAACCTTCTTAAATGCTGATCCAGCAAGGGAAAGTGACCACAACATCTTCTCGTGCTCCGGTCGATACTCAGGCATCTGCTCAGTTAAACGCCAATTCATATCCTCCATCACACGCTGGGCTGACTCTTCCTTTTCCTTGGTCAAACGCCCAACAATCTGCGTCTTTACCGGCCCCGAAGCAGGAAACGTCTCCATGATCGATTCCGCCTGGAACCGTACAGCCGCCTCTGACAGCAACGGATAGAACACACCACACGCCCCAGGCCATGGCTCCGTCCGATCCTCATACTTCATACCCAGTAACTTCAACCCATCGACGTAGGTATCAACCCATTCCTTCCGCGATGACTGGTCATTCTCAAAATCTTCTAGCAAATCACTAGCAATTGTCGCCAGCTCTCGGTCATCAATATACTCAGCAAGGTTTGCGTCATGATCCTCCGGCGTATCTCGCTCTGGCTCTAACGTAATCTCTAAGCCATCCACCGTAATACCGACAGACTCAGGATCTTCTATTTCGATTTCAATATCCATGGGCTCTTCAATTGCATCCAAACCCAAGGGCGCCTTATATAATGCTGGTGACATTGCCATAATGGCTCCTAGTAATAAGCAGCTTTACGTTGATAAACAGGTTCTTTATCTTCATCGTCGGATTGTAGGCTCAAGAACCCTCCAGTCCTAAATCTCAATAAAGCCTGCGTCATCGAATCCACAAGGTCATCATGCTCCCCCGCAGGAAACGCAGCAACCTCCTCAATCAACTCGTCCGCAAATTTCCTCTCCGGAACCCATATCCGCCCCGAGGCAAATAAATCCGACACCGCATTCAAACGCACTACCTTGTCGTTACCTTTCGTGGGGCTGTACTCACTAACAGGGATCCCCATACGCCTGAGTTCAAAGATGAGGGGGCTTCCCGCTGCTTTTGCTTCAACCAAAAATACATCTGGCTCCCACTCTTTGTAGGTTTCATAAGCCTTCTGCTTAAGCTCTGGGAATTCATACCGATCCTTAAATGCATCTAGCAAAATAATATTG